ATGACCCAAAGGAAATCCAAAAGATGATACCAACTCCATTTTGGATAAGAAAGAATCCCAGAAAGCATAGATATGTTTACATTCTATCAAAGGGTGGTGAAAAACGAAAGTTACTCAAAACTTTAAAGCACCCAACATTTCCCTACCCAAAAGAAAACGAATTATTTGTGGAAGAGATTCACAAATTAGAACCAATAAATTTGGAAATTACAAAATAATTTTGTATATTTGTTTATTAAATGAATTGACATGACTGAATCAGAAGAAATTGAAGAAATCTTAATGGAATCATCATCTTATGGATTAAGAGTAGAAGTAATGGAAACTGCTTCTAAGATTATGGGTAGTAACCCTAAAATGAGAAAAGTAGATGCATACCACCAAGCTTTCAACGAATGGGTAAAGTAGAAGGAAAAGATTATTGTGATGCTAGTAAAGTAAGTATCGCACCAATAGCTAAATCTATCGCTAAAGATATGATTATCAAAAAGCATTACACTCATGCTTGGACTGCATGTAGGTACGCTTTGGGTATCTATCATCAAATGGATGAAAACGATATCTTTGGTAATGATAAAAAGTTGGTAGGAGTAGCTGTATATGGATTCCCAGTAGGTGCAAAAGCATCCACCTCAGTTTGTGAGGGATTAACAAAAGATAACATCTTAGAACTTACTCGTTTATATGTAGATGATGGGTATGGTTCAAACATTGAGAGTTGTGCATTGGGTAAAACTTTCCAATGGTTAAAAGAGAACGATACCAACATCAAAGTTCTGATTTCATACGCTAATAATGGACAAGGACACTTAGGTGGGATTTACAAAGCAACCAATTGGATTTATCAAGGTTTGAATACTGATATCGCTCTGATGCCAAATTGGGGAATCTCACTATCCAATGACCCATACGATTGGATTCACTCTCGAACTGTATTCAACAATTGGGGAAGTGGTAACTTAGAACACCTCAAAAGAGAAATCGGTAAAGAGGGGTACAAAGAATTTTGGAGAAGAGAAGAACCGCCAAAGCACAGATACATTCAGATTCTTGCTCAGAACAAAAAAGAGAAAAAGGATTTGATGAAAAGGTTGAAGCATGAGATTCGACCTTATCCAAAAGAACTAAACGATTACAATACTGAAGTGGTTCACCACTTTACTTATGCACCCGAAGAATCAAACGAAATAAATTTTTGGTAAAAATATGAAAGTATATATTCCAACATTAGGTAGAGTTGATAATCAGATTACACATGATAATATGCCTGAGTGGGTTCAGAAAAACACCTATTTTGTAATTCAACCAAAAGAAGAATCACTATTTAGAGAGCAATGGCCAACTTCTAATATTTTGGTATTACCTAAAAATGATTTAGGTATTACAAATACACGAAAGTGGATTGTTGAAACTGCTGGTGATACCAAATATATGATGATTGATGATGATATTAGATTTTGGAAACGAAATGTGGATAGAAAGACCGGTAAGAAAAACGCAGAAAAAAGTAACGAACCATTTTCACCTGAAGATTGGGTAGATATGTTTGATTGGGCTAATGATAAGTTAGATGGTGAGTACACAGTTGCTGGTAGTAGAGCAAGTGGAATGCCACCTCATAAAAGTGAGGATATGGAATTCTCAAGAATTATGCAAGTATTCTTTATAAATGGTTCTAAGTTGTATAGAGATAAATTAGAATGGATATTAGATTCCAGCGAAGATGTACACTTTATTATTCAGGTATTAGAAATGGGTGGTAAAATCGTTACCAGTGATAAGTTTTTGTATGTATGTGAAGATTACCATTCCGATGGTGGTTGTAAGTTGTCTGGAAGAACTTCAGATAGTTCAATGAAAGATATGAATACATTGGCTAGTATGTACCCAAAGTATATTACAATGAAAGATGAGTTTTTAGAACTAAAAAATGATTTCGTACATCAAAAGCACATATTACATCTCAGAAAAGCATATAATCCTTTTTATGGAAGGACTGAAAATAAATTTTGGTAAATGTTTGGATATTTCCAAATTTTTTATTATATTTGTAAAACAAATGGGTCGGAGCACCTTTAATTAATTAATAACTTAAATGAATAGTTTATGAAAGAAGAAATCAAATTAAGAAAGAAAAATGGTAAGATGATGGTTGACCCATCACTTTTAACCGAAAACCCTCTAAACCCTACTCTTTATACGAACAAAGAGGAAGAAAATAGAGTTAGAGAAGAAATTTCAAAATCCTTCAAAAAGAGAATTGAAGAAGGTAAAGTACCAAATACCCAACCAATTTTGATTTGGAAAGATGGGATGGTTGATGCTGGTAACACTCGTAGAGCTGCTGGTATCATTGCTGGGTGTGATGTTTGGGTTGAGTACACCGATTCGGAATATCCAAACATATCAGAAACTCCATATGATGCACTACAACAACTTCGTAGTACAAACATTTACCGAAAAATGACTCCATCGGTAAAACTAAATGAGTTTGTTAAAATGAACAAAGCTTATGTTACTCAGTTTGGACAAGCTCGTAGTAGAAAAGAAGAGGATTCTCATTTAAAAGAATTGGGTATAGCTCGAAATACAATGGATAAGTTGATTGAGATTAAGAGCTTGGCACCCCATCTATTAGATTTGGTTGATAAAACCGAAATATCTATCAAAGCAGCTCATGATGAAGCCACTGGTAAGCACAAAACAAAGGTAGTAAAATCAAACAATCCTAATCGTGATTGGTCAGCAATCTACACTCAAGAGGTATTTACTACTATGATGAATAGAGTATATAACACCATTCACTCTACATTGGAAACCAAAGTTGTTATTAATGGTGAGGATTACTTCCCCTACAAAGGATTCCCTAAAGGGGCTATTGCTGGTATGATTTCTCACAATATGGAAGGTATTGGTGCAGAAGTATTGAGAAGTGAGGGGCATTCAGTAAGACACAACACAGGTCATCCAACTGACCCAGATATTTATCATATCGATATTGATGATAAAGTTGAAATTAAGGTAGCAAACTTTAATGGGGCTTCTACCTCTTGGAGTGGTGGTAACGCAATTAGAGAAGGTCAATATATCCTAATGGCTTATGATGAGAGTATTCAACGATTCTTATTAATCTTTACATATCTTGATTCAAATGATTGGAAAAAGTCTGGATTAGGTCAACACACATTACCTATAAAGAAACTTTACAACAATCGTAAAGATGATATGGTTGTGGTTTATGGTGATGTTTATATGAATGGTGAAAACTTAATTGCTCAATTAGATACTATATCGTAATGAGTTTTTGGGAAGCTATTGATTATAAAAACGCTAGGAAGGTGTTGGTGATTCCGAATATCACCAACTCTTCTAATATTGAGAAAGATTCATTCATTGATGTAATTCATAATCACATTAAAGCATTAGATAAGTATGGTGAGTATTTTTGGAATGTATTAGTACCAAAGGGTAATGTTACAAAGAAACTCAATCTACATAATGTAAAGCAAATTGAGATTCATATACCAGGTGATATGATGAATCAACGAGCTTTTCCATCGGTTGATTTGATTAAGATATTGAAAGATACTGAGTATGATGTGATTTACTCCCATCTTCCAGATTGGCCACAAGTTGGTAGGTATGCAAAGTTTGGAACTAAAATCATTGGTTATTCTCATTGGTTTGAAGGTAGTAAACATCTTCCTTGTAATGGGATAGATAGGAGAGAAGGTAAGGCAAAATGGTTGTGGTTACCTGTTGAATTATTGGGTATCTCACAAATGGAAACTTGCTACCTCAATACTCAAGACCAAAAGAATAGAGTTCTTTCTGAGGCTAAAGAAGTATTCAAAGATGAGTTTGTTGATGAGTTAGATAATATTCTTACAGTTTGGAATTTGGGTGTTGAGAAATCAAAGATTATTGAAACACCATCCAATAATAAACAAAAGGTTATCGTATTCAATCATAGACCTGCTGCATACAAAGGATACCCAAAGTTTATTCAGTTAATGGAAGAATATAGAGAACAAAGACAAGATTTTGTAGTTTGGATTCCTCAATTAAGTGGTAGAGTTCCTCATTCTTGGATAGATAATTCCAAATCACCAAAGCATGAATACTACCAACGATTGCAAGATTGCATGGTGGGTATTCAGATGAGGCAAACTAATTATGGTTGGAGTGTTAGTGGTACTGATTGTATGATGAATGGAACTCCAATGATTTGGCAAGAATCTGATTGTTATAGAGAGATTGACCCTAATGGCATATTTTGGAAAAATAAAAAAGATTTCTTTGAAATCTTAGATAGAATATTGGATGACGATAGTTATCGTAGGGAGTTGGAATTCAAAGCAATTGATAGAGCAAATGAACTTTCAACTAATGAAGATAAAATGATAAAAGAACTACATAAACAACTTAGCGCTTAATGTATCAAAACTGCTATTACCAACGAGAAAAGAATCTCGTTCATATTTGGGATGATAAAAAAGGATACTTCAATTTTCCTTATACTCGATACGCTTATGAAAAAGCAACAAATGGCCCATTTACAACTTTATATGGAGATAAGGTAAGTAAGATTTACAAATTCACAAAGGATGACCCAAATTTGTTTGAATCTGATGTACCTGAAACTACGAGAGTTTTGGTAGATACTTACACAGATTCGGATTTACCATCAGAAGGGCATGTTGTTCTCACATATGATATTGAGTGTGAGATGGAGAGTGGATTACCTGACCCAGAGAAAGCAGAAAACGAACTAACATCAATTGCATTGCATGATTCAGCCACTAACCAATATTGGGTGTTGGTTATGGATAAGAAAGGTGATATGTTAGAAAAGAAAACCGATAAAGCAATTGTACTTCCTTTCAGAACTGAAGAGGATATGTTGATGAAGTATTTGGAGCTATATGAGATGATTAATCCATCTATTGTAACTGGTTGGAATATTGATTATTTCGATACACCAATGTTGTACAATCGTATCAATCGTTTGTTAGGTAAAAGACATGCTAATCGTTTATCACCTATTGGTGAGTGTTTTTGGTCTCCATATCGTAAGAGATACTTTATGGCTGGTGTATCTTATTTAGATTATCTTTCACTTTATAAAAACTTCACTTATTCCGAATTAGATTCATATCGATTAGATTCTATTGCACAAAAAGAGTTGGGTAGAGGTAAGATTGAATACGATGGTAATTTGGATATCTTATTCAGAGAAGATATTGAGAAGTTTATTGAGTATAACTTAGTGGATGTTGAATTGGTAGTTGAGTTTGATAGGAAACTTCAGTTCATCGATACTGCTCGAGGTATTTGCCACGCTGGGCATGTACCTTACGAAGATTTCGTTTATTCCTCAAAGTATTTGGAGGGTGCACTTTTAACTTACTTAAAAAGAAAAGGTATTGTAGCACCCAACAAACCAGCGGATAGAAGAGAACGAATGGAAGCTCTAAAAGAGAACAAAGAAGAGAAGTTCATTGGAGCTTATGTAAAAGCACCAATCGTAGGAAAGTATGATTGGATTTACGATTTGGATTTAACTTCCCTATATCCATCTATTATTATGAGTATCAATATCTCACCCGAAACTAAGATGGGTAAAATTGAGAATTGGGATGCGCAGGATTACATTAAAGGAAAACGAGAAAGTTGGATAATTAATGGTGATACGATTACACAAGAGAATCTAAAAAAATTCTTTGAAAGAAGTAAGTTCTCAGTAGCATCAAATGGTGTATTGTATCGTACTGATAAAGTAGGGTGTATTCCTGATATTTTGGATTTGTGGTTCTCACAAAGGGTTGAGTTCCGAAAATTAGAAAAACAATATGGAGAAAGCGGAGATAAAGAAAAATACGCATTCTATAAGAAACGCCAGTTGGTTCAGAAGATTCTACTTAACTCTCTTTATGGTGTGCTTGGTCTTCCTGCCTTTAGGTTCTATGATGTTGATAATGCTACCGCTGTTACCACAACGGGACAGACGGTTATTAAGAGTACAGCTGATATGGCTAACATCAAATACAATAAGGAGCTTGGTACTCCTGATGCTGACAGTAACATATACATTGATACTGATTCTGTATTTTTCTCAGCAACCCCTCTTTTAGACCATCGTATTCCAAATTGGAAAGAGAATGACCAACAAACCATAGCTGGTTTTGTGAATGATATTGCTGGTGAAATGCAAGATTATCTAAATGATTTTTATGATATATTAGGTAAAAAAGTATTTAACATTGATAAGCATCGATTTGAGATTAAGAAAGAATATGTTTCTAAAGCTGGTATTTGGATTGCTAAAAAGAGATATGCACAATGGATTATCTCAGATAATGGTGTACCTGTTGATAAGTTGGATGTAAAAGGATTGGATGTTGTTCGTTCTTCATATCCAGCTGCATTTAGAAAGTTTATGAGTGAGGTTCTAATTGAAATCCTTAGAGGTGATACTGAAGAACAACTTACTAATAAAGTTTATGATTTTAAAAAGAATCTACCAACAATGGATGTTGTTAAGATTGCTAAAGCTGGGGCTGTAAAAAACTTATCAAAGTATATGCCTAAGAAAAAAGACCAAACTGCAATGTTTCAATTCTTATCAGCAACTCCTGCCCATGTGAAAGCATCAATCGCATACAATCAATTATTGAAACACTTTGGAGTTCAAAACCAATATGAACCTCTAAAAGATGGTGATAAGATTAAGTGGGTTTACCTCAAACAAAATCCATATGGGTTGGATGGGGTAGCAATGAATGGTTACAATGACCCTCCTCAGATTATGGAGTTGATTAGTACCTACATTGACCACGACAAAATCTTCGAAAGAGAACTTCTTAAAAAGTTAGAAGATTTCTACGGAGCATTAAATTGGGGTGAGGTTTTATCCTCAACCAAAACGGCTGAAAAGTTTTTCTCTTTTTAGTTTGGATAATTCGAAAATAATTCGTATATTTGTAACACTTAAAAATAAACATTAAAAGTAAATTATGGAAAAAGTAAAATTCGATGGTTTCATCAATCGATACAATCTCGGTGGAGAGGTTGAATCAGTTATGGTAAAATCAGAAGGTACTGACCTTTCGGTTCGTATGATTTCTGATGACAAAACCCTTTTGGGTGATGTATCAGTTAGTGGAGCAGATTTCCCAAATGGGGAGTTTGGTATCTACACTACATCTCAGTTAAAAGGTCTATTGAGTGTGTTAGATAACACAATTGAAGTTGAAGAAGTAACTGGAGCTTTGAAATTCTCTGATAAGGGAACAAAGATGCAGTATATGTTGGCAGCACCATCAGTTATCCCAGCGGTACCTGATTTAAAAGCACTTCCCCCTTTCAATGTAGAAGTAACACTAAACGATGAGTTCGTAAACAAATTCATCAAATCTAAGGGAGCATTGGCAGATGCTGATACATTTACCTTCACTTGTAAAGATGGTAAAGGAGAAATCATCTTAGGTTATTCTTCAATCAACTCTAACCGAATCTCAATTTCGGTTGATTGTAAGTGTGATGGTGATGTTGAACCAATCGCATTCTCTGCGAAATACCTTAAAGCTATCCTATTGGCTAACAAAGGTTCAAACTCTTCTTCATTGAAGATTTCATCACAAGGTTTATCACATTTGAACTTTGTTGATGGAGATTACACTTCTAACTACTATTTAGTAGAGATTAAATAATAAATCTTTAAAGTAACATTATGAGTTTTTGGGATACCGAACCAGCAAAGCCAGAATTTGTATTTGAAGATGAGAAAAGAAAGCTCATTGAAAATATGGATTACCTTATGACAATGAGTGTTGAAGAACAAACTCTCTACAAAAAGTGGGTGGAGTTGCAAGAAGATTCAATGCTCAGAGATAAATCCCAAATTGCCGCATTGTATGATATGCAATGGAAACCAACCGATATCAACAACAAAGAACTAACCATCAAAGAGATTGAAGAGTTAGAACCTTATGTTGAAATTGTTGAGGATTCCAAAGAAGCTACAAAGTGGACATATCTTCGTAAGATGATTCACACAATGAGTTGGACAGCTAACCCTGGCCGAAATGTGAAATTGTTTATCAAAGATAGAAAAAGTGGAAAACTCTTAGGTTTGGTATCCTTAGCATCAGATGTTACTGCAATGGGAGTTAGAGATAATTACATCGGATGGACCAAAGAAGATAAATTCCAAAAGGGGAAGTTGAACTACACAACTATCGCATCCACCATTGTTTGTACCCAACCTTTAGGTTACAACTTTTTAGGTGGTAAACTCACCGCAATGATGACCACTGTTCCAGAAGTTAGAGAATATTGGAAAAAAAAGTATGGGCAAACATTGATAGCTGTGGGAACAACTTCCCTATATGGAATTCATTCTCAGTATAATGGTATTCCACATTTCAAAACTTTGGGTGAATCTGCTGGTAAGATTGCAATCAAACCTGATGATGAGTTCTATGACCCTTGGCATCAATGGTTGAAAGAGAATCGTGCTGAGTGGTATGAAAATGCAATCACCAATGAACGAATCCGTAATGGTGCTAATATGGGAACTGGTGAAGGTGCTAGTGGACCTGTAAGTGGTATTAAACAAAAGATTCTAACTCAGATTTTCAAAGAATGTGGAATGAAAATGAGTGATTATCATCATGGTTTCAAAAGAGGTGTATATCTTGCTATGATGTACGAAAACGGACCTGAGTTCCTCCGTTCAGAAATTGAAGAATCAGAACTTAAAATGAAAAAGAAGTTTGAAGATGGTGTAGATTACATCAACAATTGGTGGAAAAGACAAGCAATCAAACGATATTCTAAGTTGCATGATGAAGGTAGATTAAAGCCCGAAGATTTATTCTATATCGATGGTATAGGTAAAGATTGGGAAACCTTCAAAGAAGAACGATTAAACGAAGTAGGTAGATAAAATATAAATTATGGGATTTTTCGAAGAAACTAATAACGAACAAGTAGATAACTCACTTTGGGTAGAATCATATCGCCCAACTACTTTAGAAAACTATGTGGGTAACGAACATCTTAAAGAAAAGGTTGAAGGTTACTTAGAAACTGGTGATATTCCTCACCTACTTCTTTATGGTAGAGCTGGTACTGGTAAAACTACATTAGCTAAATTGATTGTAAAATCATTGGATTGTGATTATATGGTAATCAACGCATCTGATGAAAACAATGTGGAAACTGTAAGAAACAAAGTGAAGAACTTTGCATCTTCAATGGGATTCAAAAAGTATAAGATTATTATCTTAGATGAGTTTGATTATATGTCTCAGAACGCACAAGCTATTCTTCGTAATTTGATGGAAACTTTTTCAAAGCATTGTAGATTCATTTTGACTTGTAACTATGTTGAGAAAGTTATTGAACCAATTCAATCTCGTTGTCAAACTTTCCAAATTGTACCTCCAACTAAAAAGGATGTAGCTGTTCAAATCTCAAAGATTTTGAATAGTGAGGAAGTAAAGTTTGAACCAAAAGATTTAGTTCCAATTATTGATGCTGGTTATCCTGATATTCGTAAGATTATCAATACCTGTCAGTTGAACTCAATCAAAGGTGTGTTGAAAGTAGATACTCAAAACCTTTTGGAGAATGATTACAAAATGAAGGTATTGGATATTCTAAAATCTTCAGATGATAAGAGAAACAAATATGTGAATCTTAGACAAACTATTATTGATAGTAGAGCAACTGATTTCTCAGAATTATTCACTCTCTTATATGAGAAGGTGGATGAGTACGCTCCATCAAATACAGCGAATGTAATTATCGCTCTTTCTGAAGGACAGAACAAACACTTCAACGCTATTGATAAAGAGATTCCAATGGCAGCAACACTTATAGAAATTTTAAACTTAATCTAAGATGGCAAAAATCGTAGGAATGGAAGGTGGTGGTAAACCACAAAAAGCATCAGAACAACCAACACAACAAGCAAAGATTGATTTGGGTAAATCTAAACCTGTACAATGTTCACATTGTGGATACGATGTATTCATTGATGGGGCTAAGTTCCGCAAAATCTCAAAGTTGGTAACTGGTACACCGCAAGATGTAGTAGTACCAATTGAAGTTCTACTTTGTGGAGCTTGTGGTGAGGTATGTGAAGAACTACTTCCAGAACAAATGAAAGCATTGGAACAATTAGATAAACAAAGAGAAGAGAATGCCTAAATCCCTATTTGACCATATCAAAGCGGTTACCAATGAACAAGACCCAAAGTATTGGGATAAGTTGGATGAATCAGATAAAAAGACCTGGTCAAATTATATGGTTCTTCGTTTCTTATCTATGAAGTATGAATGGGTAGAAACCATTGCAGCTGTTCAACCTTATTTGCAAGAAGTTCCTCCTAAAGCAATGTATTTGGCTATGATTGATTTACTTCCAAAGGGTAG